CAGCACATCAGCAACGATGTAAAAAGAAGAAAACAAAGTAAACGCAAACGACTCACGTTTCGCATTGGCAGCCTAAACGCTGACTAGGGTTTCGACAGGTTTCCTCGTAACAGAATAACCTGTCACTAATTTATGGAAATGTAATATGTTAAATAAAGAATACTATAAACAATTTTTCTACAAAACAATAACCCCAAAAATTATTACGGAATTAAATTCATATGGGCATTATGATAGGGCACTATACATTGAATGTGGTGATGGATTTATAATTGAATTTATCTTTGCTAATGAAATTCATGGAATGGATGATTCGACAATACAATCTATTCCAGCTATAAAAAGAATAGATGCGCCAGATAGAGTTTATGATTTGATTGTTTTATCAGAAAAAGAATACACTACATATAATACAGAACAAATTTATGAATGGATTCTTAAGTCTTCTGCAAGAATTATAGCAATAATTGGAACCAAAGAATATATGAATAAATATGAATTTGGAAGAAAATTAAATACCATTCAGTTGACAGATGAATTTGAATTGAAAATTTATGAATTTAATGAGAGTTTGAGAATATATGAGTAAAGTTGCATTGATTACAGGAATTACAGGGCAAGATGGAAGTTACTTAGCAGAACTTCTATTGAGTAAAGGCTACGAAGTGCATGGACTTGCACGTAGACTTAGCACAGGTTTCAATACTACAAACATTGAACACATCAAAGATGATATCAAACTACATGTCAGCGATTTAACAGATACTGCAAATGTTCGAAACATCATTGTAAAAACACAACCAGATGAAGTATATAACTTAGCCGCACAATCTCATGTTGGTGTAAGTTTTCAGATGCCCGAATTTACTGGACAAGTAAATGGCATTAGCGTACTCACTATGCTAGAAACAATTCGAGGTTTAGATAAAAGATGCAAATTCTATCAAGCATCAACAAGCGAATTGTATGGCATGGTTCAGCAAGTGCCGCAAACAGAAAAGACTCCGTTCTATCCACGTAGCCCATATGCAATTGCAAAACTATATGCATATTGGATTACTGTCAACTATCGTGAAAGCTATGACATTCACGCATCTAATGGTATTCTATTCAATCACGAAAGTCCACGTAGAGGTCCTGAATTCGTAACACGTAAAATTGTGCAAGGACTTTTCAATGCATGGATGGGAGATAAAGAGCCATTACGTTTAGGTAATTTAGATGCACTCAGAGATTGGGGTCATGCTAAAGATTACGTAGAAGCAATGTATCTTCTAGTACAACAAGATGTATCGGATGACTATGTTATCTCTAGTGGTGAACAACATTCAGTCAGAGACTTCTGTGATATGGTTGCAGACTATCTTGGAATTCAAATTGAGTGGCAAGGCGAAGGTTTGGATGAAGTTGGTATTGATATGAAGACTGGAGAAAAACTCATTGAAGTATCCGAAGAATTCTATCGTCCTGCTGAAGTGAACACATTGCTTGGTGACTGCACAAAAGCAAAACAGAAGTTAAATTGGGTGCCTAAATATTCTTTCAAAGACTTAGTACATGAAATGTGTAGTATTGAATATAACGAAAATTATTATTAATTATGACAAAAATTGTTTTAGCAACAGGTGGGTTTGATCCACTACATTCAGGACATATCTCTTACTTTCAAGATGCGGCTCAACTAGGCGACAGATTAGTTGTTGGCTTGAATAGCGATGCGTGGCTCTCTCGCAAGAAGGGTCGTGCATTTATGCCTATTCAAGAACGCATTGCAATCATATCAAATCTTTCAATGGTAAGTGAAGCGTTATCATTTAATGATGACACTAACAATAGCGTTGATTGCATTCGTATTCTGCTAGAAGAAAATCCAAATGCAGAAATCATTTTTGCAAATGGTGGAGATAGAGACCACACCAATGTGCCAGAACAAGATGCATACGCAAACGATCCAAGAGTGAAGTTTGTGTTTGGTGTCGGCGGACAGAATAAACAAAACAGTAGTCGATGGATTCTTGAAGAATGGAAAGCACCAAAGACAGACAGACAATGGGGCAACTATCGTGTACTACATGAAACAGGTAAGACTCTAAAAGTAAAAGAGTTAAACGTTGAGCCTGGCAAATCGTTGAGTATGCAGAAGCATGAAAAACGTTCTGAGTTTTGGTTTGTTGCTGAAGGTTATGCGACACTACATACTTCTAATGATGGAATTGAAAAACTCGTTGGTGTCTTTGGTGAACATGAAGACATTTGGATTCCAAAAGAGAAATGGCACAGACTCTCTAACAATACGAATGAGATGCTGAAATTGATTGAACTTCAATATGGAGAGGAATGTTCAGAGATGGACATACTAAGACGATGATTAATATACCAGTAAGTGTCGGTGAACTCGTAGATAAGATTACCATTCTCAAAATCAAACTCACTCAGATTAAAGACAAAGAAAAGCTAATCAATGTTCAGAAAGAACATGATGCATTGACTTCTTTGATAGAATATGTTAGAATACAAAAAGATGTGCTAGAACAACAACAGCAATTGATGGAAGTCAATTTGCGTTTGTGGTTTCTTGAAGAAGACATTAGACATTACGAAAAGACTAATTTTTTCGAAGCGGCATTCATTGACGCCGCAAGAAAGATTTATAAAACGAATGATGAAAGAAGCAGAATCAAAAAAGAAATAAACATTCTTTGCAATTCTGCACTAGTTGAAGAAAAATCACATGAGGATTAAATATGAGAGTACTTGAAATTGGTGACCACTACGTAAGCGACTTCATTAAAGATGAAAGCGAAGCCCGAAAGAAATACAGTTTAGACTTGCACTTAGATAATAAACTAGGTGCAGTTAGACTTCATGGACTAGCGCCAGCAGATACAATGTGGGGACAGTATTGGTATCGTAGCGGCATCAATGCAAGCATGACTAAAGAGTTACAAGGCATTGTTGCTGAAGTGACTTCAAGAGTTAAATTAAAAGACAATGACATTTGGCTTGACGTTGCATGTAATGATGGTACTCTATTGCGTAACGTTCCAGACAATCTAATTAAGATTGGTATTGATCCGGCAGATGATACGTATCTTGCAGAAAGTTCCAAAGTTGCAACGAAAGTTGTTCAAGACTATTTCAGTTATGATGCTTGGAAGAAAACCGGATACGGCGACAAGAAAGCAAAAGTGATTAGTTGTATTGCGATGTTCTATGACTTAGATGATCCACATCCGTTTGTCAAAGACTTGTACAATGTATTGCATGACGATGGTACTCTTGTATTGCAGATGAGTTACACTCCATTGATGATTAAACAGATGGCGTTTGATAACATCTGCCATGAACACGTTTACTATTACGACTTGAATAGTATTCAGACTTTATTTGGTCAGCATGGTTTTAGAATTGTTGATTGCAGTTTGAATGATACGAATGGCGGTAGCTTCAGAATCTATTTGCAGAAAGACATTGCAGAAGTTTCTAGCTTTGCTACAGCACCATTGCGTGATGTGTGCGACTTCAGAATCAATAGCATTTTGTACTATGAGAAAGTAGAGAATGATATTTCTGATCCAGAGACATGGGAACGATTCGGTGCAGACTTACATGCATTGAAAGTTAATGTTGTTTCTTTTGTTAGAGATGCAGTTTCAAAAGGCAAGACAGTATATGGCTATGGTGCAAGCACTAAAGGCAATACGTTATTGCAATTCTTCGGATTAGATAGCAAAGACATTACTGCGATTGCAGAACGTAGCCCATACAAGTTTGGCTTGAAGACTATTGGCACAAATATTCCAATTATCAGCGAAGACGAAATGCGTAAAGCAAAGCCAGATTATCTTTTGGTTCTTCCATGGCACTTCATTGATGAATTCGAAAAGCGTGAACAAGACTTTTTGAATAGTGGTGGTGCATTCATCGTTCCTTGTCCTGAATTTAAGATTATCTCTAAATGAAAACAAAAGTAATTTTCTTCAATCAATGGAGAAACGGTGATTGCTTCATAGGCAAAGAATATGTCAGAGAAATTGTTAACATGTTTCCTGACATTGAATTTGCTTATGCACATAACAACTTTCCTGATATCATTGGTGACTTAAAGATTAAGCACTTGACATTAGATGAAATTCCTAATAAAGGGATGTTTACTCTAGTTGATGCAGTAGCAGAGCCAGATGGCGGCAAAACAGTTTACATTAATACGTGGGCTGGTTGTTTAATTCCAAAGTACATGGGTGACAAAGATCATGCGAACTTTAAGTTGTTGCACAATTTGTGGCGTGAAATCTATCAAGAATTAAACGTTGAGATCGGTTCATCGTTTGAAGATTACTTGCCGCAGATTAAATGGGAACACTATGATTTGTCTGAGTGTGATGAATATCTGAAACGTGTGGATAACAAACGACTATTCTTATTCTGCAATAGTCCACAACAAAGCGAACAAAGTAGCATGGGTGATATGCGAGATATTATCTATCAACTTGCGACAGAGCATAACGATTGTGAATTCTTAGTTACAGACGAATTAGATTTTGATTTGCCTAACGTAACATATTGTGGCACAAAGACTAGAGACATGAACGCAAGTAATGTTATCTTTGGTCCTATGATTGTTGGTAGCTTAAACAAGATTTCATATATCAGTCAACATGCAGAATTGATTGTCGGTAAGAATAGTGGTCCATTCACGTATGCACACACTAAATTCAATATGGGTGATCCGAATAAAACATTCATGTGTTTCAGCCACAAACTAAAAGACTGTTTGATGGGTGAAGGCGAATACTTTGCCGATTCATATTTTAGCGATACACTAGATAATGATATAGCAATTCGCATTTTGAATGAATTGATTAATAATGAACTTGCCTCAGGCAACAAAAAACCAACAAGACAATTGACATGAAAAAAGTACTTCTAGTTACAGGTGCAACAAAAGAATGTGGCATCTATCAATATGCAGAATCACTCTATGACATTCTGAAAACATCTAAGAAATATCAATTTGAGTTTCTTTCAACAGACATTATGTTTGAATACACCGATTGGATATTTGCAAACGAACCACATGCAATTATTTACAATCATCATCCAGCAACATTGCGTTGGTTAGATAATGGTATCACTCGCCCAACTAATGAACTCGACATTAAACAAATCGTTTTGTTTGGACACGAACACGTAAATAAGTTTATCGGTATTGATTCTTATGTGTATACTGATCCAATGATGAAAGTTGAAGAGCATGAGTATGCTGGATTACCACCAGTTATGTACTATGATGATATTCAATATAGCAAACCAAATGGGACAATCAAAATTGGAACAAGCGGTATTGGTAACGTCACAAAGAATATGCCTGCGATTATTAAACTAATCAACGAACAGTTTACTGAAGATGTTATTCTCAATCTGCACGTATCTAATGGTGCGTTTGTTGATGCTTCAGGCAAACTATCTGAATCATTAATTGATGAGTGTCGCAATCTTGCAAATCCAAATGTACAAATCAATGTCAATCAAGAATTCTTAGATACAAAAGATTTGATTCGTTGGTTGAATGGTAACGATATCAATCTTTATTGGTATTCAACATCAAGCGTTTATGGTGTGAGTAGTTCGTTAGACAGAGCATTAGCATCACGTAAGCCATTTGGTGTAAATGATTCTAGCTTTCTAAAGCATATGCGTAGAGACTTCAACGACTTGACTAAAACGCCAATCAAAGATATCATTGCCGCTGGCGCTAAACCTCTGAATGAATTCTACGACAAGTGGAATGCAGAAACTGTCTTATCATTCTATGAACGAATCGTGGATGAAACTTGACATTGTATTGCAAGGTGAATGTACAGACTTCACTAAAACAATCATTGCAGAATATAGAAAACTTCCATTCGTAGAAAATATTATACTTTCTACATACGAAAACTCGCACATACCAGATGATGTAAATGTTATCTTCAACGAACTAGTCTCGCCTAGAGGATTAGGCAATCGTAATCTTCAAATCAATACATCAAAGAATGGACTGTCACTAGTGCAAAGTAAATATTGCATTAAGATGAGAACAGACCAACTCATTAGAGACATGCCGTTGATGTATGAGTATTGGAAGAACGATAAGAGAGAAGATGGTAAAGTATTTGTTATGGGAATGTACAAAGCGTTTCCATATCATCCAAGAGACCATGTGTTTTGGGGTAGAACAGAAGATGTAGTCAAAGTGTTTGATATTCCGTTCGATATCGAAAGAGGCTCAAATCAAGATTATACATATAACACAAGAGCAGAAACTTACATTGGACAGTATTACTATGCGAGATTTGATTCATCTATATGGGAACATATAAACGATCCACTCACGTTCTTAGTTGATAGTGCAATACGAAGAAATGAAGCACTTGAAAAAGATTATAAACTTAGAGATAGAGTTTTCGTTCCTTTTCCTAGAGTCAGCATGTCATGGCCTAAGCACGGATTGAACGAATATCACTATCACATTGGTAAAGCATATACTGAGTATTGGGCGAATTGAAATGATTAAACTTATTCTTCTAGACATTGATGGTGTGATGACAGATGGTAGAAAATACTATGACAAAGAAGGCACCGTTAGACTTAAAACATTTTGCGATAAAGACTGGACTGCAATCAAGCGATTTCGTGCGTTAGGCATTGAAGTTGCTTTTCTTTCTGGTGATGGCTTTAACGCAAACATTGCAAACAATCGAAACTTACCATTCTATCTAAACAGAAGCAATGGTACACACACAGACAAAGTAGATTTCTTAGATGAGATATGTAGCGACTTTAGTGTAATTCCTGACGAAGTTGTTTATGTTGGTGATGATATCTTTGATGTACGAATTGCAAGCGCAGTTGGACTTGCATTTTGTCCTAGCGATGCAACAGTTGAAATGATAAACGTTTGTTCAATGTTAACACAACGTGCTGGTGAGAATGTTGTTATGGCTCTATTTGAAGAATTGCAATCAAGAGAATTGCTTCCTAATTTTTATTTTGATGAACACTTAGATGAAGTATATACGCTAGATGAAAAGGAAAAATTTTAATGTATGATATAGCATTGTATGGGCACTTAGTATTTGATACGATAAAAGAAAACCCAAAAACAAAACATGATATTGGTGGTATTGTAAACGTTTGGCGTGCATTGAAAAACATGGACCCAACGTTAAATATTTACGTTTGCCCATCTAATATTGGAACATCGACTATCACAATCGATAAAGATAATAGTCAGAGAACAAGCGAATCTAAATTAAATGCGCTTGGTGTTGACGTTAGAATTGAACCAGCATTGATTAGTCACATTGCTTATATCAATGAGATTGACGATTTGAGTTTTCTAAAAGGTATAACAGGACTAATCTTTGCCGATATCTGTTCTGGCAGAGAGATAAACAAAGAAGCGTATAAGTATTTGAACTATATCTTTGTCTCTGAAGAAGACAAGCATTTGTTGAGAGATGTTGAAGAATTCAAAGGTACAGTCATTACGCATTCACCCATGACAAGCTATAATAGCAAAGGTGAAACGTTCAGCATAGGCGAAGAACAATATATAAAAGGTGCAAACGTATTGGGTGCAGGTGACTTCTATGCCGCTTGCTTTATGTACGGAAAGTTGAACACACGATTAGATTTTGAGTGTATGAAGCTATCGCATAATTTAACAACAAATCATTTAAAAGAAAAAGTATGAAGACAAACGTATTGGTGCCTATGGCAGGCTTAGGTAGCCGCTTTCTGAAAGAAGGCTTTACTGTACCTAAACAATTGATTAACATCAAAGACAAACAGTTGATTGATATCTCGCTTGATTGCCTAGATACGACAGACTGTAACTTAATTTTCATCATTCGTGACGAACACGTATACAATTTCAGAATGGATGAAATTCTACGCATGAAGTTTGGTGATGACATTAAAGTTGTTGTGTTAGATCATTTGACTAGAGGTTCAGTTGAAAGTTGTTTGTATGCATCTGAGTATATCGACAATGACGCACCGCTTGTTATTCATACGTTAGACATTGAGTTTGCACCAGTGTTTGATCCTAAGATTGTTGGCAGTCTTTTAGCTGATGGTGTTTTGTTAACATTCAAATCAAATAGCGCAAACTACAGCTATGCTAAGTGTGACGATGAGAACTATGTAACTGAAACTGCTGAGAAGAAAGCAATTAGTTCCGATGCATGTGTTGGCATCTACGGATTCAAACGTGGTTCTGATTTCTGCAAGTATGCAAAGAAAATGATTGCCGATGACATTCGCACTAACAACGAATTCTATATTGCACCTCTGTACAATCTGCTGATTAAAAATGGACTTAAAATCATTACACATCCAGTAGACAAGATGCATGTATTTGGAACACCAGATGAGTTTAACTTCTATAAAAAGAATGTTGTCAAACGTTTTGGTGATAAGCCATTTGCACTATGCTGTGACCATTCTGGATATGAAGCAAAAGAATTGTTCAAGTCTGTATTAAAAGGACTTGGTAAAAAGTATATCGACTATGGTACAGTTGTCAATCGTGATTGCAATTACAAAGACTTTATCAGCCAAGCAGTTAAGGGTATTGAAGATGGTGATTGTGACTATGCGTTTAGTTTCTGTAGAACAGGACAAGGCGTCAACATGTGCGCCAACAAATACAAAGGGATTCGTTCTGCACTAATCTATGATAACAATGCAATGGAAATGGCGGTGCGTCATAACTGTGCAAACTTCTTTGCTATTCCAGCAATGAATGCAAACCTAGAGAATCTACACGAATATGTAAGACTAGGATATCAACATACGTTCGATGGTGGTAGACACCAGTTGAGAATTCAGGAACTTGAATGAATGTATCGAACATAAATGATTATGTAAAAGGATGGTTTGTCGGTGACTTCAATCCATCTTTGTTTAAAAATCCATTCTTTGAGATTGGGCATCATAAACATAAAAAAGGTGAGGAAACATTTCCACACTTTCATAAGGTTACAACAGAACTGAATTACATCGTCCGAGGAGAACTCATTGCGTCAGGTAATCACCTCAAAGAAGGTGATATGTGGACGTATGAGAAAAACGAAGTTTCTGCTGTAGAATTTTTAACTGACGTTGAATTGATAGTGATTCGATGGCCTAGCATACCGAGTGACAAATATGAAGCTAATTGCACATAGAGGATTGATGTTTGGTTCTGACAAGACAAACGAAAATGCACCATATCAAATTGAATCTGCATTAGATAAAGGCTTTGATGCTGAGATTGATTTGAGAATCGTCAATGACAAATTCTTTTTAGGGCATGATGAACCAACGTATGAAATTGATCCTGAGTTTCTACACAAAAAAGGACTATGGATTCATGCTAAGAACTGGGAAGCATTAGAGTGGCTCTCAGATACACAGTTGAATTACTTTTGGCATGATAAAGATTCATATACACTAACTAGCCATGGTATAGTGTGGGCATACCCAAATCAACCTCTAATGGCAAAGAGTGTTTGTCTTATGCCAGAGAATCAAGGAATTAGTTTAGAATACGCATTTAATCTGCCGATCTATGGCATATGTTCTGATTACGTAGGGGCTATTGACTATTTCAGAAAAAGATAGTATAATTCAAGTATACTAAATAAAAGACCCACTAAAAAAATTGTGGGCACAATAAGGAAAGGAAAAATATGAAAGCACTTTTAACGGCTGTAGTATTTGTATTGGCTTTATTTTCAACGCATACAATGGCAGTCAATCTGCCAACACTAAAGGAAATATCAGAATCATCATCAGCACCAAAAAATTCTAGTAAATCAGACCTTTACTGGATGGCAATGAATATCTATCACGAAGCTGGCAATCAACCGCTTATTGGAAAGATTGCAGTTGGCATCGTAACTATGAATAGACTGAATGATAAAAGATATCCAAAAAACATTCGTGATGTAGTAACTGATCCATATCAGTTTTCTTGGTACAATAGCAAAAGCGCAAACACTCCGCCACCAAGCAACAATCGATGGAAAGAATCATACGAAGTAGCTAAAATGTTATTGACAAAAGCAATAAGTAGTGATATAATTAAACTCTTAGAGGGTGCAACACACTTTCATGCAACAAGTGTTAAGCCAGATTGGATTAACAAAGTGCATAAGGTTGCACAAATCGAAGGACATATTTTTTATCGGTTACCATAGGACTTACAATATGAATATTATGAAGAAAAGAATTGAAATGAAGACGTATCAACGTAGAGGTGGTTATCCTCCAGGCTACTATGCGTCTGAGGCTGAAGTAAGTAATCCTAAGTTTCGTTCTGCTAAACCAGCAGTCACTCTAACACAATTTGGACATTTCAGAAATGGTCGAATCACCTCAGTACGATTCTATGAATCTTAAAATCTTAACTCAAAAAGAATTTGAGGCTGAGATTAAACAGATTCAAGTTAAGAAGTATCCAATCACAATGATTGATGCTATTCTTGAATACTGCACAATCAAAAACGTTGAAGTTGAGACTGCGGCATCTTTAATTACACCTCGCATGAAGTCTGCTATTGAGGGCGAAGCGATGAAGTTAAAAATGATTGCACCGAAAGCTAGATTACCTATTGAATCATTATGATTATAATCGATGATGAAGGTATAGATTTAAAGTCAATTGATGATATCGATAAAAATATCATTTATAATTCAAACTTTCCGCTTTATGTGCAAAGTGCAACATCACCAAAATTTAAATTTTTATCTCATGTGATGTTACATAGGCAAACTTTACAACAAAGTTCTCCAATATTTCCTTTTTTTAAAGAAATTTTAGAAAAATTTTGTGAAAAACATAAAATTGATTTGAACAAAATTACTAGAGCATGTATAAATGTAACATATGAAACTAGTTTATTTGAATTTGGCGAACCACATATTGATAATTCTGATGAGCATAAAGTCGCAATATTTTATTTGAATGATGTTGATTGTGATAGCAATCATAATAACACTATTATTTTTGAAAATCAATATGATGGAACACAACCATCAACAATTTTAATTGATGGTCCCGACTCTTATGCAGAGATAAAAAATAAATTTAAGATAAAGCAAGAAGTTAAATCAAAAGTTGGAAGAGTTTTATGTTTTGATGGCAAATACTATCATACCATTAGATTTCCAAAATCTAATCAACTTAGATATGTTGCAGTTTTTAATTTTATTTGAAAGAATTGATATGTCACATGAAGATTGCGAAAACCAATGAAGATGGATGCTATAGACGCATACAAAGTTTACTTGGGAATTAAAAATCATTTTACGTTAGATAGCTACGACTGGTTCAAGTATAACAAGAAAGTCAATGTCACATACGATTCTTTTTTGAAACGTAAAGACAAAATCTTTTTTGCTAAACTTGGCAATCGTAAAGATGCTTACTTAGAAGAGTTTTTAGTTTCTAATTTTATGCACGACACAAAAATGTGGGTCGGAGAACTTCTGTCTGAAGAGTGTGAAGAACGCTACAAAGAATGGAAACGTAGGCAAGAATCTCTGACGTATGTATTTAAAAATGAGATGGATTTTATCTCTGGTTGGTCAGCCAACGAACTGAATGAATTTTTTAATGCTAAAGGTGGAGACCATCCACCAATCATAAAGAAATACTTAAGAGGAGAAATCAGTCTGGAGACACTAGCAATATTGAATTCACTATTGCAATTTGTCAAAAGGTATGATACAATGATACATGATCCAATCTACAAAGAGGTAAGCAAGTTATGCAAAAAGTACCAGCCCTTTTTAAATTACGATACGGCAAGGATGAAAAAGTCACTCAGAGAATTAGTAGTGACGTAACGGTGTCGGCAGTAATGCGTAAACCTAAGAAAGTTTGCCGACTATTGACACCTATAGAGAATTATGATAGACTATATACTATAGTAGATTATGATAAAAGTGGACAAGCAAAACATACATTTAATACTTAACATACAAGGAAATACTAATATGGCATCAGCATCATTCGCAGATTTGAAAAAGTCACGCACCAAAGATTTGGAAAAACTCACAGACGCAGTTTCCAAACTCACAAACAAAGAAGAAGGTAAGAAGTCTTATGAAGACCTTCGCTTCTGGAAACCCACAGTAGACA